TAAACCCAACCCCCGTGTGACAGAGATTTTTGACGACTTGGAAGTATTCCAAGAGTTCTGTCAAGACTATGGATACCGCTACAACGAAGCGGATCTATACAACTTCAAAACCTATGCCTGGCAGCAGTTCAGCAAGTGGCATGCTGGCAAGTATGCCAAGAACATGTGGGATGAGGATACTCGTCGCTTTGCAGGCCACCGTGTATGAGAAAACTGTACTACATGGGGCTGGAGTCGTATGAAGCAAGATACACTCTACAACTAACTGAATGGAACCAACGTGTGTTTGATCAGCGTGGCCTGGATGTGGTTTACATGCCAGGAGAGACTCTAGACAACAGTCAAAAGATTGTTGTGGGTCAAGTGCTAGACGCACACGGTCGCAGTTACTTTGGTATGAGCCAGTTGATGAACCTGGTTCGGCTGATGCAACAAGGCGAAGTCACTGGTGAAGATGTTGTGTACTTTGAAGACATGTTCCAACCCGGAATCGAAAGTCTCCCATACATCCTCAATCAAGTACCAGCAGATCTGCGTCCTAGAATCTTTGTGCGTTGTCTTGCACAGAGTATTGATCCTGATGACTTTGTTCATGTATGGGGCATGCAGAAGTGGATGGGACTGTATGAGAAAATGGTGTGTGAATTAGTGCGCGATTCTGGTGGCGCTGTACTTGCCACCAATGAAGAAATGGTCATGCACATGAAGGTTGCAGGTTGGGATTGTGATATCTACAACATCTCAGGTTTGGCATTTGGCAAATCAGAAGTGCTGGAACGCATTGGTGGCACTGACAATATCAAGCCATTTGCAGAACGTTCACGCCGTGTGGGCTTTGCCGCACGGTGGGATCAAGAGAAGCAACCCGGCTTCTTCATGGACTTGATTGACATGTTCCACGAACAAGGTCCAGTGGGTATTGAGTTCTGCATCTATTCAGGTGGCGAATTACGCAGTAACAATTCTGATCATGTGACCCGTGCCAGGCTTATGGAAGCAGCCGGCAAGTTAAAAATCTACGACAACATCTCAAAAAATGAATACTACTATCATCTCAACAACACAAGAGTTTTGTTCAACTGTGCTCTCCAAGATTGGGTCAGCAATACGGTCAGTGAGGCTGATACTCTTGGATGTAATGTGTTATATCCGGCATACCGGTCATTCCCCGAAACTTTTGCCAACGATCCCAACCGATTATACGTTCCGTGGTCGATTGATGATGCATATCACAAGATGCAAAATCTCCTGCAAGAACCACATCACAACATGGGTCTCATATCTGATTGGAATAATGGCACTGTTGACCGTGTGGTTGATATATTGTGTGGTAATGGTGAGCATTGGAATAGAACGGGCAATAGATACCGTGACCATGTGGCTGAAGCCAAATACCATGTGACAAAGGTCGAATCATGAAAAAAACTGTAGTGGTTACCGGTGCTGCTGGATACATTGGTGGGCAAACTGCCTTGATGTTGGCCGACTCGGGATATCGTGTGGTGGGCATTGACAAAAGCAAATGCCCCAAACAATTAAAGTCAGTGTTCGACGACTATGTTGAACAAGACTTTGCTCACAAAGATTCTTTGGTCAAAATACTAATACATACTCCCAGTGCTATCATTCACTGTGCCGGCACCAGTCTGGTCGGGCCCAGTGTCCAACATCCTGGGCGTTATTTTGAAAACAATGTGGTGAACACACTTACACTGTTGGATCAAGTGCGCAGAAGCATGCCCAAGACTAGATTTATTTTCAGTAGCAGTGCCGCAGTGTACGGTGAGCCTGTGATGACTCCTTGTCATGAAGTGGACCCTTGTGAGCCTATATCGCCCTATGGTGACAGCAAGCTCATGGTGGAACGCATCATGGCAGCATACCACACAGCCTACAACTTGGACTATGTGGCATTTCGTTATTTCAATGCCTGTGGTGCTGACAGTCAAACAAGGCACGGACAAGAATCAGGTGCCACACACATTATTGCCAGAGTGTTGGAAGCCCTTAGAGATGATGCAGAATTTACATTGAATGGTGTAGACTTTGCCACGCCAGATGGCACATGTACACGTGACTATGTGCATGTGGAAGATATTGCTCGAGCACATGTTATGGCCCTGGATGCTGGGATTCCCGCTGGTATATATAATTTGGGCAACAATAACGGCGTCAGCAACAGAGAAATCATTGCCGCAGCCGAACATGTGACTGGTAAGAAATTAAAAGTTGTGATGGGCCAGGCCAGGCCAGGAGATCCTGCTGTGCTCACCGCAAGTGCTGCCAAATTTGGCATGGTTGGTGAGGGCTGGAGACAATTTGAATTGGATGACATGATCCAACACGCCTGGAACTGGTATGTTCGAAAAGATCATTGAGTTCGAAACAGCATTAGCTGAGTTCACTGGTGCACCATATGTGGTAATGACTGACTGTTGTACCCATGCCATTGAACTGTGCATGAGGTATGAACGTGTGGAGTTTTGTACATTCACTCCTTTTACATATCTAAGCATACCCATGCTCATGCACAAACTGGATATTGAGTATGTGTATGAAGTGGATGATCCTGCTCAGTGGGTTGGTGAGTACCGGTTTCTATCAACTAGAATCTGGGATAGCGCACGTAGACTAGAAAAAGATATGTATCGCCCTTGGCAGATGCAATGCGTGAGTTTTGGGCACAACAAGCCCCTGCCTATTGGACGTGGTGGTGCTATATTATTAGATGATGAGTTGGCATATCAGGCATTGTTGCAGATGAGATATGATGGACGTGACTTGACCATTGGCCCCTGGGCATTACAGCAAGAGTTTCGAGTAGGTTATCATTATAGACCCACCATTGAAGAAGCTGAACGTGGCTTGGAGTTGTTAAATCAATACACCAGCCAAGCGCCACGTGAGGTTGTTTATCCAGATTGCAGGCAAATTTCCATAGTCAGTTGACTTGTAAATCTAAATAGTGTACAATTACGCATAGGAGTAAAAATGGGTTACGACAAAGTATATATCAGCAATGACGAAGAAGAAACTGTGAGTACTGGCAAAAATTTATCACAAGTACTTAGAGAGCAAATGAAGGCACGAGGTCGACGTTTTTGGGCCAACGATAATGTCAGCGAGTACATGAGTGACGCAGTAAAAGAAAAACTCATTGCCGAAGCCACAGTGGCATTTGAGGGTGTGTTAGATGCACTGTTAATTGATCGTGAAACTGACCCTAATAGCAAAGGCACAGCTCGTCGACTGGCCAAGATGTATTTTAACGAAGTAATGGCAGGAAGATATGAAGACGCACCGGATTGCACAGCATTTCCTAATGACAGTGCGGACCGTTATGAAGGCATGCTTGTTGTTCGCAGTGAGCTTCGCAGCATGTGTAGTCACCATCATCAGCCAGTCTCTGGTGTTGCGTATATCGGAATCATTGCCGCTGCCAAGCTCATTGGATTGTCCAAGTATACACGTATTGCCCAATGGTGTGCTCGTAGAGGAACCTTACAGGAAGAATTGTGTATTGACATAGCCCGAGAGATTATGGCAGCAACTGACAGTACAGATGTTGGTGTATACATACAGGCCACACATGGCTGCTGTGAAAATCGCGGCATCATGGCGCACAGCAGTCTGACACAGACCACTGTGCTCAAAGGCGCATTCAAAGAAGATGCTGGCGTTAAGAAAGAATTCTTTGACAATATCAAACTGCAACAAGACTTTGCACCAAGATAATGTACATAACAAATTGCACAGGTGAAATCAATCTGCCCTGGGAACCAGGGCTATTGGAGTGGTTACAGGAACACTATCCTGCTAGCCAATATAGAGTAGTAGAATTAACTTAAAGGAAAACAAAATGGCAAAATTAAACAAACTCAGCAAGGTAAATGAATCAATCACACTCAACCGTTATGACAACGGTTTCATGGTTGAAGTGGGCGGGCGTGACGGTGAAAACGATTGGAAAACTGCAAAAATTCTTTGCAACACAGAAGAAGAAATGATTGCTGTGGTCAAAGAGTGGAACTCAATGGAAATTGATACCTAAGGAGTCACACATGGCCATCTGGACTGTAAGCACACATTACAAGAAAAATGTTCAAGAAGTTGAAACATATCTTCAGAGCGACGACTTCAATAACGGCAATGGTCAAATAACTGTTACCAACGGTTTCCGTTGGGGCAAGTGGGAAGTCACTACTGCTGACGACAATCCTCCACAGTTTGAGTTTACTGAAGTACCCGGAGGTGACGGTAAAAAGGACAGTATTGACATGCTGAACTGCACGGTCAACAACATTGAAAATGTAGAACTCATCAGCATGGACGATGGCGGTTGCTGGTATGACGTTGAAGTTGAAGGTCTTGACGAAGAAGCTGAAGCAGAAATTCGCGAGTTCCTTGACGAAAACAGTCCTTACGAACTAGAAGAACGTGATGATGGTTGGTATCAAGAAGAAACTGAATGGTGGATCTGGGGACCAATTGAAATTCAAAACGAAGCCGGAGAGACTGTGCGTATTATCTGTGCAGATGCAGACGGTAACGTAGTAGACTTCAAGGAAGACGAAGAATGAGACTTTTAAAGAGAATACAGTTTAGAATACGGTATTGGTTGTATGTCAAGTCGGGTTTGAAGAAGCGAGATGAAGACAACTGGTGGAGAGGTGCTGGTTATGCCAACACCAGTGCAGATGTTCGTGCGGGCATGATAGAAATGAAAGACTGGTATCCTTGGAAAGAAGAGTCTCAGTTCATACATCTTCATGCTTTACATGCGAAAGTTGAGTGGACTCGACACCTGCGACCTGAA